GCGTAAGAGCAATGCTACTTCATTATACCACACCCCGTCACCACACACATCGCTGGACACCATCCTCAAAGCTGACCTCCCTTGGTGGGAGGATTCTTCGCCGTAAGCCGCACGCTTCGATACGGACTTCGTCCTATCCTTCGACTATGCTCAGTACGCGGCTCAGCATGCTGGCTATGCCCTGGACCAGACCGGACAAAGCACACGAAGAAAGCATCCTGAGTAGCGGCCGAACAACGGGAGGCCGCGTATCGAAGGCTGTCCTGAGCCCAGTCGAAGGAGGTGCGACGGACCCCTGCCGCCACTCGCCACAGTCCTCGCCCGCCCGATGTGCAGCAGAAGCATTCGTCAGGCGGCAGAGTCACTGCAAGATGAACTACGTAACTTTGACTTTTTCCAAGTTACGTAGTAAGATAAGCAACAGGAGCGATATTATGGCCACTCATTCTCCCACCACCAGCACCGGCACGCATGCCCTGAGACTGCTCAGAGCCCTAGCAGAGGGAGGAAGGCTCGTCTTCTCAACCCCCGAGGCCAGGGAGGTTGCCCAGCGCGCGGGCATCCCTGACGGGTACCTCTACGAACTGCTGCACCACATGACGCAAAACGGCCTCCTTACGAGACTCAGACGCGGACTCTATGCCACATCCGAAGTCGCCTCCGGGAGGCCCCAAGCTCATCCCTTCGCGATCGCCACGCACCTGGTGACACCCTCCGCCATCAGCCACTGGTCGGCCCTCAGCCACCACGGGCTTACCGATCAGGTGCCGCACATCGTGACGGCGTTCACCCCTAGAAAGGTAGTTACTCCCAGCATGCGCAGGCGGGACCTCAAGACATCGGCACGTCATGCATGGGAGGTCGCAGGCGTGCGCTACGAGTACATCTCTGTCAAGAAAGACCACTTCTTCGGGATCGAGCAAGTCTGGGTGGACGAGAACTCCCGGGTGCCCATCACGGACCGGGAACGTACCGTTCTGGAGACCTTCATCTCACCGCGCCGATTCGGCGGGATCGGAGAAGCCTTGCGCCTGAGCGAGTCGCACACCCAGGAATTGCAGGCTGACCGACTGGTAGAGTATGCGATCCGCTATGGCAAGATCTCCGTGGCCAAACGGCTAGGATGGGCGCTAGAACTGGCGCATGTCGACGAGTCTGTCTTGCTCCCATTGTTGAAGATACCAGCCACCCGCTACTACGCACTGGACCCTGCCCGGCCCAGCCGAGGCCCCTGCGACAGGCGCTGGATGATCCAGGACAACCTGCACGCACGCGGTGGCTAATGAGACCTCTCCGACTCCGTATTCAAGAGGCAGCGCAGCAGTACGCCATACCTCAAGACCTGATCGAGAAAGACTACGCGCTTAGTTATGTTATCGCGGGCCTAGCCTCCCAGCCAGAATTGAGCGACACGCTACTCTTCAAGGGGGGTACAGCCCTCAAGAAGGTGTTCTTCGGGGACTACCGATTCTCCGAGGATCTCGACTTCTCCGCACAGGCTGCTCCGCAGGGCAAGCAACTTGAGACTGCCATCGACGAGGCTGTCCGGCAGGTCGCGGACCTCCTGGCAGAACAGGGCCCCTTTTCCCTCGAAGCCGTCCGAGGGCCGGAGCGCGAGCCGCATCCGCGCGGACAGGACGTGTTCCACGTGAGAGTTCAGTTTCCTTGGCATCCACGTCCACTTTGCAGGATCAAGGTGGAGACCACACACGACGAGCTTGTCGTTCTCTCGCCGAGGGTAGCCCCTTTGGGCCTGTTCGCACTAGGGGCCCTAGTGCGAAGCAGCCGAGGCGAGGCGTAGCAGGGCGGCAGACGCAGGGTGGGGTCGAATCAGGCGCGCGCAGCGCGCCGAAATGAAATGGCCGGAACGAAAAAGGGGCAGGACCGAAGTCCCGCCCCGCCAGGTACTCTACCAGCGGTCGCCTATCCTTCCGCCTTCTCCACGAACTTGCGCATCTGTTCCAGCAGCTTCTTCAGCGCCTCATCCGCGTCGGCTGCAAAGCCACTAGCATCCTCCTCACTCATCCCCGCTCCAACCCCAAGACACACCCGGCACTTGTGCCTGCACACGGCCGCCCCTAGTCGGAGAGCCAGATACCACTTCCGCGCCTCCTTGTCCTGAACCACGTACAACGGCCCAGGTCGCGGCCTGAGTGCTTCCAGGTCCTCCCACAGCATTTCCAACTGGCCCTGTAATTCCTGCGCAAGGCTTTCCCAACCTTCAACGAGTCTCCGCTCCTCCCAGCGCTCCATCAAATGCCCGGCTTCGTACACGAACTCCTGCAACCCCGTCGCGTACCGCCAGACCGGCTCAAACCGCTCCTCCCACCGTACCCTCTTCTCGGCGGCCCGTACGTCTTCTCGTCGCCAGCGATGGTTGAGCCAGGCGACGAACAGGGTTACGCCAGAGCCTACGAACACGCCAAAGAAACCCGCTGCCAACTCCATGACTCCCTCCCCGCAACCCGTGGTGGGCGCACCGATCAATCGTCCAAGGGCGCTTGCCAGCACCTGCTGACAGAACTGCTCTCCCATTGGTCGCCTCCTCCGGGTGCTATGGGCCAGAGCCTACCACCACTGCAATGAAACCTGCTGCCAGTTTCATGAGTCAGTCCCCCATCGCGCGGCGAACGAATTGCCTCCCTCTACAGCCGACCCAAATACGACGCTACCCAGATTATGCCCTCCACAACCAGCCCTATCGCCAGGGGCCCTACCACCCAGAGCATCAGCTTGTACAGCTGAGTCCTTTTTGCGTGCTCCGCTCGGAGGTGCTCAGGTCCCATAGCGAACTCCACGGGGGGATACAGGGCCTGAATGCGGGCCACGATAGAACCTGCGGGAGCAAGCATAAGCAGGAAGGTCAGGAAGTGGGAGATCACCCCGAGGAAGGATCCAAAAGAAGACAGCCATTCTGGAGGATTGGGTATCGGCTGCAGCCTGAAGACATACACAAGGGCAAGCTCAAGCGCACGCACTAGCAATACGGTGAACACCGCGGCAATCACTGATGTCAGGAGAGTGCTATACCTCCGGGGCCAGCCTGTTTGCTTCTTCCACCGCCGAACATGCTCCTCTATCGCCGCCGCGCTGCCGCGAACCCACGTTTCATCGATGCCGCTGATTCTAGCCTCGCTATGCGCAATGCCCCAGACCCGCTGCCGTCTCAGGGAGATGCTGATGCGTCTGTCCTCCGACGAATCCCGATACTCCATCTCGATCCCCGTCGGCGTGAGACGATCAAGCACTCCACCTTCCTCAAGCAGCCTCAGGTCGGAAGACTCGTACTGGGCACCGTCATCCGTCAAGACAAGAACCCCGAAGCTTGCATCATTGCCCCTCTTGGACGCCCGTATGTACGTCTCGCGCAGACGCTCCCCAAGTTCCGAGACGTCATCCCTCGTGACGACGACGTCCCAAATCTTCACCTCCAATTTGACCCGAGTGTCGTCTCCCACGCCGATCCTCCCCTCCCTCCAATTCCCGGACTAAGCTACGCGCCGCAAGGATAGCATCTTTCGATGATATGGGCAAGCGGGTTTGTCGAGGGGGAGGGGTTGTGACGTCAGCGGGCGCCTAGCTCTACTTTCTGGCGGAAGATTGGGGGTGGCTTGGTGGTGTCGAAGGTCTCTTCGATGCCACGGACGCGGTAGACCTCGCTGGAGATGCCGGCCCTGGCGTCGGTGACGGTGACCACGTCGAAGAGCTGTAGACCGACGTTGGGCAAGGTGGTGATCTGGCCTCGCTTGGTGGTGGCGTCGTGCTTTCTCAGCTGTGCGACTGCGCGGGCGTCGCACTGCGCGTCGGTGGTGTACGAGTAGTCGTAGACCTTCTGGAGCCTGTGCCCGACGAGATCGACCTCGTCGTAGTCTACCTCGTCGCCAAAGGTGGGGATGCTGTACCAGTCCATGGCTGCAAAGACCTCGATGTGGTTGAAGGCTGGGGTTCGGTTGCCGTACCTGCCCTCGATGATGACGTGGTTGGCTGCTGTGCCGTAGGTGTAATCGCTGGCCTCGTCGTCCTCAAGCTCTTTGAGGTAGGGCTTCTTCTGCTCCCAGTAGACGAAGTCTGGAACCTTTGACAGGGCCTGGAGGACTGCCCCGCGCAGATCCTGGCCTGGGTGGATGACAAGGGCCGGCTTCAGCGTGCCGCTGGCAGCTGACGCCTCACCTGCCTTGGAGGACAGGTCGAAGCCGGCAAGTGCGAACAGGCGTTCGGCTATATCCCAGACCGAGTCGTCGCCTGTCTGCCAGTGGTACTGCCTCTGGATGGCCATGGTGGAGAGCAAGCCCCAACCGCTGATGCAGTAGAGGATGACGTAGCACCTGCCCTGGAAGTCCACGACGTGGTCGTAGTCCTCAAGCCACATGGTGGGCCAGGGTGCCTCCTTGTGGCCGTCGGTGGCGATGTACCCTCGCTCTAGCTCCACCATGGAGCCTCGCAGTACGCAATCATAGGTGCCGGTCCCGAGCGAGTTCAGGGCGCCGTCTGAGTTGTCCAGCCATACCTCGCCGTCCATGATGGGCGCGATCAGCTGGCCGTAGTCAACGGCCACTCCGGCGGCCTTGTGCCCTGCCCACCGGTCGCGGAGCTTGTACTTTTTCACTCGGTCGTTGGTGGTGAAGGTGACGGTGCCGAGGCCGGTGGTGTGTGCGCGGTAGGCGGCGTTGGAGCAAGACGCGTAGACGTAGCCGTCACCGGTGACGTGGTAGTCGATGCACATGCCGAACGGTCCGCCCTCGGGCTTGAAGGGGTGGGCGTCGGTCCAGTCGGTGTCCATGAAGGTGACGGCATGGACGGCAACCATGCGGAGCACCCTGGAGTACTCCTCGCCAATGAGGTAGCCGGTGTAGAGTGCCCGGAAGGTATCGACATAGGTAAGGGACGGCCAAGCCGTAGCGAAGGCGGTCCCGGCGTCGGTCCTCTCGATGGCAACGGGGTTGGCCCAGGTGTCGGCTGTGACGTCGACGCCGGTTCCGTAGGCGGTGGCGAAGAGTGCCCACAGGAAGGCTAGTCCTGCGCCGTCTCCGATGCCGAAGTAGGTGTAGGCGTCGACGTTGGCTCCGAAGAGGATGTTGTAGTCGCCTGTCTTGTGGCAGGTGAGGCCACGGATTTGGACGGCGCCGGTCTTGCTCCAGGAGGCGGCTGCGCCCCAGGCTCCGGCGGTCTGCTTGCGTCTCCAGAGGTGGCAGGTGCTGGTGACGGTGATGTCGTAGGTGGAGTAGAAGACGATGGCGTCGGTGCCGGTGCGGTGGGCGCAGGTGACGCTTTCGAGGTAGTAGTTGGTGATCGCGGCGTGGACGGTGGTCGCTGCGCCCCAGGAGGCTCCTGAGTTGGTGCTCTCTCGGCAGTACAAGATCATATTGCCGGTGGTGATGTAGAACCACCAGACTTTGGTCCCTGAAGTGCAGAGGGCCATCTGATTCGTGGTGCTGCAGGCGCCCATGCCGGCTGTCCAGGTGTTCCATTGGGCCTCGACGGTGGGGTCGGTGATGCGCTGGTAGTTGGCTATGCCGTTGTTCGATCTCACCCTGACGATGGAGCCGTCGGCGTTGATGACCATGGCCATGGGGTAGTCGGGGGTGGCGTCGGAGTAGAGCTTGGTCCAGTGGAACCTTGGCTGCGGACCGAGGAAGTCTGAGATGATGACCTCGGCGTAGGGCTTGGCCCTGGCCTTCTTCTGCGCTGCGAGTAGGGTGGCTGACAGGCTCTGCATGTTCTACCTCGCGGGGTTGGTCAAGACATTATCCACATGTTATCCACAATTCTAAGGGGGGTGGTGCCCACAGCACCAGGGGTGGTGCCCACAGCACCATTGGTGGTGCTCTCAGCACCAGGGGTGGTGTCCAGGACACCACAAATAAATACAATGAACCAATACAATGAATAAGTACAAAGAACCATGTAAGGCTCGGACTCTTTTTTCGTTTTCGCTGGCTCTGTTGGTGGCAGGATCCCAGCCCGGGCCCAAGGTTGCTGTCACCATCAAGTCTGCTCCTCGACGGTGGTCTCAAGTCCGTGGTCTCGTAGAACGCGGGTGCTGATGGCCTCTGCCTCCCAGGTGTCCATGACGTTGGTCACCAGCCTACTTTGCGAGAAAGGGCGGCATCGTGGGGACCTCGGTCCAGACGACGCGGTCGATGACGTTCTCGCCTGGGCACTCCGTGGGGACCAACCTGCCATGCGGAATCACCCACAGGGGTTTGTGCTGCCCCCAGCCTCCACCAAGGAACTCAGGCAGGACGCGCCAGATGAGGGTCCTCAAGGTGCGCAGCTGGTCGACGGTGGTCATCCACTTGCCGGTGCGGTAGTCGCCTGGAAGGCAGATCGAAATGCTCTCTGCGTTGGCAGCTGCGTTGCCGCTGTTGGGCAGCTGATAGCAGAGGCGGGCCGTGAAGAAGAGGCGACCGTCGCGAGGGATGCAGAAGTGGTAGGGGATGGTGGGGTCGCCCTTCTCGAGGACGCGATACCTGGCTATGGAGAGTGGTGTCTGCGTGAGGGAGTCGGAACCGCTGTGGTGGACGATGACGAGTCTGATCTTGCGGAATGGCCTCCACAGTGCGGCCAGGGCGGGCATGTTGGAGAACGATTCTATCTCGTCTCGGAGGTCCACCACGTCCGTGATGCCGGCACGTGGAAACGCCTTCATCAGCGAGTAGGGGTCGCTGGCTGGAGGGGGTGGTGTCGTGGGCACCGGGTCAGGTTCAGGGACCGGCTCAGGGGTTGGTCCTGGTGTCTGGCCCTGCACCCTCTCGAAGAACACGAGGACGGGGTGGTGGCCTTTGTAGCGGTGGTCGAGGTCGCTGCCGTAGAGACCGAGTCCATCGACGCGCTGGCTGTTGCCGACGATCTCCACTGCGTAGGCGCCCCATGGTGCAAACATGGGCATGGATGCCGCCCACCCTTGCGCGCCGGGCGGTGCCATGAGGTCGGCTTTGGGTGCGACGAAGACCTCGCCGGTGGGCCACGAGAAGCGGACCTGCGCGCCGCTGCCTGCGGGCAGGACCGCAAAGAGCGAGAAGTTGTCGGTCTGTGGCTGGACCTCGATGGTGTTCACTCTCCAGTGCGTGTCTTGGGGCCTGGGTGCCTCGGTCCAGCGGACGGTGCTGATCATGTGGTCGGTGAGGTCATCCCAGTTGAAGTCGTCGCTGTCTGGCCCTGGCAAAGGTTGGGGGTTCGGTGCCGGTCCTGGCTCGGGGTCCTGGTCGTGGCAGGCTGCCTCTACTGCGTAGACGACCGGCCGGTGGGACTCGGGGTTGGGACCGTTGGAGTGGCAGAACGAAAACCAGCCGGCACCTGGGTCTCCACCTATCCAGAGCGAGATGCCCTTGACCTGCGGGTACTGCTCACCTAGCAGCTTCAAGTAGGCGACGGTCTCCTGGCCCCGGACCGTGTTCTGGTCTTCTGCCTGACCGCTGTTGATGCCATAGGCTCCCTCGACGATGTAGACGTCCTTGCCCTTGAGATATTTCTCGTACTCCAGGAAGCGGAGGCCGTGGGCGCGGTCCGCGTACTGGCCGGGGTGCATACCGTAGGTGTGAACGAAGTGGACGTCGAGAGCTGAGAGCGCGTCGCTGCAGCGGCTGGCCTTGAAGAGTCCCGATTCTCCGTGGTAGTAGTACACTCCCACAGGGTCGTTGGGGAACTTGACATCTCGGTTGCCGACGGTGAGATGCGGTCCACCTATGCGGACGCCTGGGCACTCTCTCCTGGCGATCTCGATGAAGAGGAGTAGGGCCTCGTTGTACCTGATCATATCCTCCTCGCGGTCTCCGAAGCCTTCGTACTGCGCCCACGCCGGCATGTTCGGTTCGTTGAAGGGCTTGAGCATGAGGTAGTCAACGGGGATGCCGGCATGGATGCATTGGTGGGCGAGGATGGCGGACTCGTGGGCGTGTGCGCCCCACACGGCTGGACCGCCGGGCCTGGGGTTGTAGTAGCGGCGGAGGACGAGCGGTGGTCTGCCTGCCATCTCCCAGGCGTCGCGTAGTAGCTCTGGCTGCGATTCTACGACGCCGTCCATGGCCAGGAGCAAGCTGAGAGGCGACCATCGCTTGATGATGTCCAGATCGGCGGGTGTGATTGCGCAACCGTTGTGGAAGTGAAGTCCGGGTCTCAGCATGCTCATTGTGTCGTCTCCTCGTCGGGTGCAAATTGCAGCTCGATGTAGTGGGGTTCGTGTGGTAGGGCCATGACGTAGCCTTGTTCGGCTTCTAGCAAGATGGTGTCTCGATCGGTGGCGGTCAGCTTGACTGTGATTCCGTTGTCCAGGTGTATGGTGATCGGCGGTTTGAGGACGGTCAGCATGGCCATGGTCTATCCTCCTCGGGTGTTGGTGACTGTGCGAGCTGCACCTGGTTGGCCGTCTGTCACCATGAGCACCAGGGCGCAACGGGCCAGATGCAGAAGTGAGCGGCTAGTACCAAGAGGGCTCCGCTGCAAAGGGTGAGGGTGAGAAAGAACACACAGATGCCGAGGACTATCTCAAGGCTGGTGGCTCTTATGCCGTGGTTCATGGTGTACCTCCTTTCCTGCGTCGTCGATGTTGAAGCCGGTGCGCGCTCCGTAGGACCACGCGCAGATCTTGCAGATGGTGCCGATGGGGAAAGTGGTCCTGAAGTACCAAGGTCGGTCGTCGGGTGGAGTGCGGCCGCAGAGGGTGAGGGTGGCGCCTCGGTTGGTGCGGCCTTTCAAGATGGCGTGAGCGTGCAGGGGGATCTTGTCCTGGACCCACGCGACAGGGGGTGGTGTCTCAGCTGCGTAGCACATGGTCAAGGGCCTCTCTCTCCCAAAGTCTCATCTGACGGTCGTCCTCTGGACCGTACTTGCTCTGTCGAGCGCACCAGAGCATGTGGCAGCGCTGGCAGAGGGCGGCAAGGTTGGAGGGGTGACAGTTGGCCGGGTTGCCGTCCTTGTGGTGGACGGTGAGGACATAGCCTTTCTCTCGGTTGTGGGGCTGCCTGCAGTTGGGGACCTCGCACGTCCAGCCGGCGCGGTCTTTGACGGCTGTGGCGATCTCTTGCCAGTTGTCGGGGTAGGGTTCAGTCGCAGAAGACATGGTCTCCTATCTCCACGCAGTTTGTCATCCAGCCAGGGAAGCCGTCGGGATGGTTGTTCGGGTTGTCGAAGTGGGTCTTGTGCTGGAGTTGGTCTGGCAGGTCGTAGGTGCCATCGTAGACGTCCTCTGCGATCTCCCAAACGTGGAGCCAGTATTCTTGGGATCCGACGTGGAGTTGTCGCCACCATTTGGGGTAGTGCGCGTCTGCCCATCTCTCGATGCACCAAGGGTCGTCGGGAAAGGCATCGATGGACCAACACTGGAGGACCGCCAGCCTGAGCGAGATGCCGGGGGCGTAGACGTCTTTGCCCCAGACTGCGAACTGATCTGGCCAAAATAGGTTCTGTTCGACGTTGTCTGGACCTCCTCGGTTGACGGCGACCTGGGCGACCATGGCCTTGCCGAGATCGGGTTGGTTGCGGGCCTCCATGATGATGGTCAGGGCCAGGAGAGCGATCTTCCACGTGTGCATGGTGCGTCCTCCTTGGCGACACGCTGCGGGTGAGCTCACGCCGGGCGTGTCACCACGGAATGGCGACTGGCTGCCGGCTGATCATGGCCAGCGCTGTCACCACCTAGAAGTCGCCGTCGTCTATGTCGTCGAGGACGTCGCGGGCCTCGATGACAGCTGACTTGCCAGGGATGGTCCACTTCACGGAATCAAGCTCGGCTAAGAGCGCGGCACTGATGACGCGGTCGTCGTGGACGGTGGGGTCTGGTACTCCCCACTTCATCCGCTTTTCCTCGCCCTCTGAGACCTGATACTGGCACTCGTCGACCTGGGTCCAGAACTCTCGCCAGTCTGCGGAGCCGTCGTCGCGAAAGTACTTGAAGCGTCCGGTCTCGACCACGGTGAGGAAATCCCAGCCGAGATCGCTCTTCCTCTTAGGCGGCGAGAATTGAAAGGGGATGACCTTCTGGCCAAAGGCGGAGCGTGCGCCCAGGAACGCCACAAGGCCTGCTCCTACTCCGCTGGCGTCAGCTACGATGTAGCGGATCTTCCAGTGCTCGAAGTAGGCTCTCAGCTTGCCGTAGAGCTTCGTGTGTCTGGTGCCGGTGTCTCTGAAGACGTCTACCACGCGGTACGAGGGAGCGGCCAGGAGCGGGTCCTTGACCGTTGTTAGGTCAACCACCGCGATGGTCGCGACCGTGGAGTCTTTCTGTGGCTTGGTCAGGCGCAGCTCGTCGCCGGTGCTGTCCTCGTCGTGCCCTGCGACGTCGAGGGTGGCCACGTAGACCACGGCTTCTTGTGGCTCTCTCTGCCGGGTGTGGTCTCCCTGCATGAGGGCTTGTCTGCGGTCGTCGAACATGCGACCTTCGCTGTCGATCTCCTCGAGGAAGTACTGCGTCTTGATCATGGGGTGCTGCCGTCCTTTTCGAGCTATCTCTTTCTCGACGTGTAATCCATAAGCGGGCACTTCGCGTGCGACGTCCTGCCAGGGGACGTAGAACACTCTCTGGAAACCGTCTTGCTCCTCAAGCAGCAGCTGTCTGGTGATCTTGGCAAGCATGGTCCTGGAGGTCCACACGGTCCCGTAGAAGACCCTGGTGGCGTTGGTGGAGGCTGCCATGGGGGTGAAGTCGATCTCCCATTTGTCCTCTGAGACGTCCTGGGCCTCGTCGCATTCCAGCAACAGGGAGGCGGTGGCTCCCACCACCTGTGAAGTGGGTGCCGCGCTCAGAAAGAGGACTGCTGCCTTGCCCAGGAAAGTCATGTAGCCCTCCCTGGTGCGGACCTTGCCACGGTTCCAGGGGTTGTCCAGCACTTCTTCGAGTCTGAGCTTGGAGTTGATGAGCTGCGGTTTGTAGGTGGGCGCGGCCTTGACCATCTGGCCGCCCTTTCGCTGGTAGAGGTTCAGGAGGTAGGCTTCGAGCTGTGCGCTCAGCTCATTCTTCCCTGCCTGTCGTGAAAACACGATGGCGAAGGAGAAGCCACGTTGATTGAGGACCGAATCGAGGATGGCATAGGCTGGTGTGAGCTGGTACTCGCGCAGCTCTCTCTCCACAACGAGCCTGGAGAAGAGTCGGATGTCTGAGAGGAATCTCTTGACCACGTAGTCGATGGGGTTGATGGGCATGGGGTCACTCCTGCGATGGTGTCAGCATCGATGCTCTGGTGCTGGACCTGTGTCGCCAGGGTTTGGTGTCAGGATGATCACCCGGGTTGCTGACGGCCGTCGCCAATCTTCGCACGGAGAGCGCGACCTGGAGCCGTTCGAGACACCATTATTTTTGTTCATTGTCTCGAACGGCGGAGGGTCGATTTGCGCCTCCCTGCTAGACATAAAAGGCTTTATGTCGAGCCGAGCGGAGGGAAGCCGTAGGCCTGTTCGCACTATGCGCATAGTGCGAACAGCCGGAGCGAGGCGTAGCAGGGAGGCGCACACAAGGCGCTCGCTGTCAGATGCCATCTCTGAGGTCGTCCCTCTGCCAGCCTGGGTCCTGGATGGGGACGCGCTTGTCGATCTTTAGCGCCTCTCTGCGTCTGATCGCTTGCAGCTGATCCTTGAACTCTGCCAGGCGGCCGGTGGCCCAGGCGAGCCAGTGGGCGGGCGTGTCGGTGGAGACTCGCGCCTCTCCGACTGAGCCTCGGCTTTTCTCCAGGGCTGCGTAGGCCCCTGCACCCATGACCAAGACCTCCTCGTCTACAAGTGGCAAGGTTGTTGCTGCTCCGGCGTCCAGGCCGTCGACGGTCTGCGGCTTGTGGTAGTAGACGCGCACCACGTCGGAGATGGCCGGGGTGTCGCCGTCGAGGATGTAGAGGGTGGTTCCCCACAATTCCCACTGCCTCCACTGGGGCGGGTCCTCTAGGGACGCGGCTGTGTAGGGGAACCACACTCGGACGATGCGGGTCAAGCCGGTCAGGGTGGTGATGGAGACTTCCCTGCTGGCCGCGGCAACGGTGATGGTCCCTGCGATCTGCTGCGGGTTGACAAGGTTGTACTCTCGGAGGGCTTTGGTGAAGGCGCGGTCGATCTCGTCGGTGGTCCAGACGGCGTTGCCAGAGTCGTCCAGGTCCGCCTCTACGAGATCTCTGAGGTCTGCGAGTACTGTCATGCGTAGCTCACCGTGATGCCTGGGTCGGTTCCGGTGATGGTGGCATAGAGACCGACGCCAAAGGCCACGTCCAGCACGGCGCAGACGGATGTGCCGGCTGTGGCTGCGGCAAGCATGAGCAGCGTATCTCCTGCGGTGGCGACTTCATCTGCGATGACGACGGTGGCCGCGTCTGATCCTGCCTGGATGGTGACCGAGTGCAGGATACCAGGGCCGGTCTTGATCAGGCCGCTGGCTGCAAGGTGGGTGTACTTGAACGCTTCCATGGTGTTCCTCCTGGGTGGGTGACCCTATATTGAGCTGCGGGGTATCCATGCGGCGTAATCGAGGTCCATATTGGTGGCTGTACCGCCGGGGGTGTAGACGATGGCCTCCCCTTGAAGTGGCCCGGTTGGCACGTTCGACGTGTGCGTTGCTACCAGGACGCGGTCGAGCCAGACAAGAACCTGTGCGGTCTGAGCCTGAATGGCCCAGGTGTGCCATTGGGTGTCGGCTGCGACCGCAAGGCTGGTGTAGGTGTTGGAGCCGCCGTTGGCCTTGGTCCTGATGTAGAAGTCCGCTCCCTGAGAGCTATCGACCCCGAGCTGGATGCGGTCGGTGCCGCCGGCGCTCTCGCCTCCGACATAGGCTTGTAGGTCGGAGGTCCCGCTCAGGCGGAAGCGCCAGATACCGACCCATCCGTCATCGGCGTCGAGGTTGTCGTAGCTGCCAGCGGAGTCACCGAGCCAGAGGTAGGCCACTGCGCCTGCTACGGCGTTGAGGTGCAGTCGGACCACTCCGGCGTTCTGTTTGTCGATGGCGATGGTGGCGTTGCCGATGGTGGTAGCGTATCGGGGGTCGAGAGAGTCGCCAAGGAAGTGGTCGGTCCAGGCTCCGAGCAGGTCTTCGATGGTGAGGGTGGGTCCCCATCGGGAGAGGTTGAGGGCTGGGGAGGGGTTGCCCTCGAAGGTGGCGAAGATGAGGCCCTGGGAGCCTTCTGCGAAGAAGGCGATGGCGCAGCGGGCACCGGTGGTCAGGAGTTCAGCCGGGATGTGGTGGGCGACGGGCACGGCAAGGAGGATGCGACTCATGGAGCCGAAGAGCTGGACGGCGGCTGTGTGTGTGGTGGCGTCGTAGTGGTGGATGATTCCCCGGTCGATGATCATAGTTCCTCGGCGTTTTGGTGACGCGGGCCCGTCCTCGAGGGCGGCCGGCTGTCACCATCGGGTCAGAGCGACCGACCGAAGTCTAAGCCGCTGGTCGCCTCGGCCGGCCGCCCCGCCAAGTGGGTATCGGTGGTGACAGCTGCAGCTCCGATCGTGGATCCGCTTGTCACCATAGGGGGGCAAGGAGAGGGTGACCGCCAAGCCCCCTCTCCCTGCCCATCGCTGGACGCTCGATGCTGTGCTCACCGAGCGGTCAACGGCTCTAGGCCTGGGCACCGCCCAAGTACCAGATGACGAGCGTAAAGGTGGCCGTGGGCGCGGAGCCACCGGTGAGGTTGAGGTCGATCTCAACTTCGCTGCCGGCAGCGATGTGGACCGGTGCGTTGGTCCCGCCCATGTGGACGCTCTGCCAGTCACCAGCGGTCAAGGCCGTGTTGGCCGTGAGCGCGGCGATGACGTCGGTGCCGTCGTCCTGGATGTCGATGGTGCAGCCGGTGGGTGAGCCGGTGAACACGGTCGGGTAGAGAGAGGCGCCGACGATGGTCATGGCCTCCAGCGCGGTGAAGCCCATCACGCTGTCAGCGTCAGCCAGGGCCGGGCACTGCATACTGATGACTCTCATCACTTCGTTTGCCATGGTGTTGGACCTCCTCAGTCCTTGACGTCGTAGGGTGGGATTTCAAGTGCCTTCCTGGCTGCGATGGTGGCTGCGAGACTGGCCTCTCCTGCAAAGTACGCTGCTGCTGCGATGCCCAGTCCTTGCGCGAGTGTGTCAGGGTGGCATGTTCGGGCAAAGGCGAGGAATCCGGGTTGGAGTCCGAGCCGTGCACCGATGCAGCCGAGAAGCCAGGGTGAGATGCCCACGAGCAGGCAGCCGAAGAGCCAGGCGAGGCGCTTCGCCTCCTTGGGTAGTTTGAGCCACCAGCCGTTGAGCCGTGGCACGAGTTCGAGGGCTGCGGCGAGGATGGCGCTCAGGGTTGCGGCCACTATGGCCGGCGTGAGCGGGCTCGCAACGATCTGGGTGAGGGATAGCCCTACGACGGTGAGCCGGGCTACCAGGAGCGCGACGAAGGCGAGTCCTGCGGCTGCGATGGTGGTCTGGAAGAGACTGTATATCATGGTACTGCTCCTTTCGTGGTGACAGGTCTCTCTCCGATCTGCCGGCCACGTGGACGGTTTTGTCGCCAGTGTGTTTGGTGCAGCGGTCCACGCTCAAAGAGATGGCCATGTCGAACCGCTGTCACCATTAGGCGACGTTGCTCTTGTGGAGCGGACGGTGGTCCGCAACACCTACGGCGACGAAGAAGCGGGCCTTTATCCGCATCTCGTCGTTGGTGAACATGGAGCCCACCACCTGATCATCGGCGACGAACAGCTCGGGCTCACGCCCGTACCTGTAGCCGATGCAGACGCCTGGGCAGTCTGCGGGGTCACACACCGCGGCCCAGTCGTTGGGGTCGGTCCAGTCGGGGACGACGATGACGGACGCTGTCTTGAAGACAGGGTCCAGGTAGTGGTAGGTGGCCGCTGCGGACCACGGCTGCTCGAAGATGACAAGGGCCGTTTTCTCAAGCTCGATGGGCACCAGACAGTACCTTGGTCTGATGGCCAGGACCGCGCCCGACGTCGGTTCGGTCTGCTGGAATACGGCCTGGACCACGACGTCCCACTGAGCGGCGCTAAGGGCCGTGGTCAGGAGGTTGACGTGAGTGCCAGCCTCGAAGACGTTGAGGGTATCGGTCATGGCAGGCCCGACGCCAGCGTTGGCCGTGAAGATGGCGGACACGAGGCCAGAGAGTGTGCGCCATGCGGCGTTGCCGATCTCGCGAGGGATGCGCTTTACTGCGCCCACGTCGTCGCGGTCGAACATCTCCAGGGTGAGACCGATGTAGCCGCCTTTCTTGAGGAACGTCGCTGTCTCCTCGTTGTCGGACCAATCAAGCTCGGTGTAGGCTGCTCCCTCGGCAACGGTGGGGAGGTTGCCGATGCCGCCGCTCTTCATGAGGGTGACGGTGTTGAGCGTGGCGAAGTCCTCCTCGTAGACCACGGGCTCCCACCATTTGGGCCTGACGTTGTACGCCTGGAGCAACAGCTTGTTGAGCGCGTTCTTCACGACCGAGGTCATGGAGGCCGTGGTGACGTTGGAGAGCTTGACCCTGGCGGGGTCGAAGTTGCCATAGAAGTCATAGTCTCCGGTCAACATCAGGTACATTTCCCTGATGCCCGACAAGCGAGGGATGTCCGAGTGCGCGTCCGGGACCGGAAGCCCCATCAGCCGCTCGAAGGCCAGCTGCACTCGGTCGAGGCTGTTGAGCATGCCCGAGACCTTGGGACCGTCCAGCGCGTCGCCTGCGCCGGTGATCACCTTGTCCTCCAACATGCCGGCCAGCATAGTGCGGTAGCGTGCGATCTCGGAGTCCAGCGTCTCGGGTGCGAACACTCGACCGCTAAACTGAGCGCGTATCGCGTCCTTCATGGGTGACGGTAGGTCGCACCACGTCAGCGCGCCTTCGAGGACGGTCTGACACTGTGCGCGTAGCAGGGTCTGGGCCTGGGCTGCGGCGTCGTCTTGAGCGGTGGCTGCCTGGATGGTGTCAGCCGTCCGAGTGACGATGGCCTGATCTCCGGCCTGGACCTCATTGGTGACTCGCGTTCCTTGGGGGGCTGGCTGCGGGTCACTCTGGACTGGCGCCTCTTTGGGTGTGGTCTTTTCGTCTGGCATGTACTGCCCTCCTCTCACTGAGTTCAAGACTCTATCGAAGCTCCCGCCCGATGCGGGGTAGAACACGACGTCCACGGAGTTGACCGCTCTGATCTGGGTGGCGATCCTGGTCTTTCCCTCCATGTAGTAGCCGGCAAAGAGGTCTGCGGAAAGGCCGACGTTGGGGACCGGTAGGCCGTGCTGCCGGTCGTCGATGATCTGGTCGATTAGCTGCTCGACCCAGTCGGCAGCGGGGGCGTTGGAGAGACGAAGGCGACCGGTGAGCGCGCCCTTGGGTGGTGCGGCTCCATCCCAGGCGACGTCGGCCATGACGCCCACGAGGTCACGGACCGAAGGCCCGGAGGACCAAAAGCTGACGTGATCGACGAAGCAGGCGGCCCCCTGGAAGCGGGGGACCGCGTCCTGGAGGACTGGCGCAGGGAATCGCCAGTTTGTGAGCGTGTCGCCCGCTCTGATAAGGGTGACTGCGTAGTCAGCGTTGTCGTCTCCGAGCGAGGCGTTGAGGGTGAGCTTGACGTGATCTTCGAGTATGGTCTCAGGCATGGGCTAGTCCTCCCTGTACCACGTCTTTTTCCAGCCCTTGGGCGCCTCGATGATGGCGACCTTGTTGGGGTAGACGCGGTAGGCCATGACGTTGTGGCGCTTGATGTCGAGGGCTTTGAGGGCGGCCTTGAGCATGGCCTCGTCCTCTTTGCCGTCGCCGCGTGGTAGCTGGACGTCGGCGAAGTCCTCGCTCGGTGGAGGGGCGTCGGCATCCTGGTCGTCCGTGACCGGTTCCTCGTGTGATTGCGCCTTCATCTCGTCGACCGGGTGCTCTCGGTTGGAGTGTCGGCGCAGTCCCGACCTGCTCTTGAAGGTCTTGGCGCAGTGTGGGCATTGAATCATGGTTGGGTCTCCTTTTTCTTTGGTGTCAGGTCGTCGCCGGATCGGTCCGCTCGAGCGGGCTCCGTGTCACCATCCGCAGCCTTGGGGTCGGTGGGGATGGCTTCGAGTTCTTTCATAAGCGCCTCCACGTCTATGGTCTCACCGGCGAACTTGTAGGCGATTTCGAGGGCTTTGCGGGTGGTGATCCATCCCTCGGCCTTCATGGCGACTAGGGTCTCGACCATGGCCTGGGCGGCCTTGGCCGTCTTGAGAGCGTCCTCTTCTCGGAGGTCTGACACGGTGTAGGTGAGCTGGAGTCCTCCGCGCGGGGTGTGCATGTGTGCGCCTGGGACCTGGGTGGCGCGGTAGTAGGCCTTCTCGATGATGTCGAGAATCATGTCGCAGAAGAACATCTGGCGGTGCTCGTAGTGGCGGATGGTGGGGCCGGTCATCTCTGCTGCGGTGGAGCGGGTGGCGCTCTCGCCTTCTGCGAGGTAGTGCAAGGGGATACCTGCGCCGGCAGCGATCATCAGGCGGAGTGCCTTCCCATCGTCCTTGACGTCCTCGGCCTGGATGTTGGGCTGTACGGGTGTCCACGTCTCGGTCTCGTCGGTGACGATGACGCTGCCTGGGGATGGTGGCTTCGCGTACTGGCCTTGTTTGGCCTGGATGTCTCCGGCGTCTGCTCCCTCGATGTTGACGTGCCAGAGGAAAGCGTTCTTGTACCTGTTGACTCTGACGCGGTCCTCTAGCCATTCCTTGTACCTGCGGAGCCATGCCAGAAGGGGTGCAAGGTCGCCTTGGCCTCGGATGCAGCCGACGGGTCTGTTGACCGCGTAGTGGAGCATGAGGGGGATCTCCGGGGTGTCTTTGGCGGCATCCCACCCTGGCCACCATTTGCCGGTGATGGGGTCGTCGGTGCGGAGCTCGTGGTATCGGAGCTCTCTCTCGAGGTCGTCGGGGTCGGTCTCAATCTGGTCGACCTTCACGGCCGGCGTGGCCCTGAAGTACGAGACGCCGTCAGCGGGGTTGGTGTGCATGGTGATGAAGACTTCGCCGCTGCGGGTCAATTCGTTGCACCAGGAGTAGTACCTCATGCCGAGTTTGTTGAGCCTGTGGCTGGACAAACGGTTGATGAAGGCGTCGATGTACGCGACCGGTGAGGTGACCTGGATGCCGTTGCCGACCACGTAGTCGGTCGTGAGCGAGACGATGCGGAAGGCGAGGGGGTTTGTCCTCCAGGCGGTGAGGGCGTCGTCGAGATCGTCGCGCAGCTCCCACCATTTTTTATCCTGTGGTCCTGCCTTGCCTGCGACCTGATTCCACCATTTATCGTCCACGACTTTGACGGCGGACTGGACTCTGGCGTCTATGAGGTCTCCAAACAGGGCCTGTGCGATCCTGTCTCTGAGGGTCATATCACACCTAGCCTTTCCAGCAGTATGTTGAGCACCAACCCCACCAGCATCACGAGCACGGAGACGTAGATCCTGTTCAGCGTGACCTTCAGCTGCTCTATGTCCTCCACCAGGTCACGGAGTTGTTCTCTGGTTAGCATGCCGTACACGCAGCCTGGCCGCTCATCCACGGCCACGCCTTTGACCCTGGTGCTGCGATATCTGCGCAGGACCGCCTTCAGTCTCTCCACGCCCTCTCCGTCACTTGCCATCCCCCCTCACCCTCCTCGCGGTGGGCGGGCCGGGGGGCTTCAGCCCTTGCTGAGTCTTGCTCAGCCGCGCCCACCGTGACTGTGGCCCCCCGGTCGCCGTCAAAGATCGATACCCAGCTCCGTCGAAAGCTCGTCCAGCGCCTTGGCGAAGGCGTCCGCCAGGCCATCCGCCGCCTCGCCAGACAGAGCCCGCTTGGCCCGCATCAGCTTGGCCAGCTGCCCCGCGCCCTTGGAAAGCAGCTGCAGGGTCTTGGCCGGATCGTTGTTCGCTTCCAAGACCCGGCGCATGCAGATGCGCAGCATTCCAATCTCCTCATCGAGAGAGACGTCGCCCGCAGCCGCGAGCCGCGCCACGTCGAGGAGTTCGTCTTCAGAGAAGATCCTGCTATAGAAACCGCTCACCTTCCTCACCATCCAGGATGTCAAGAATCGAGTCCAACTCACCCGCCCTGGGCACGACCAGGATCAGCACACGAAAGAGCAACCCGTACAGCCGCACCGCCAGCCCCCGGGCGTAGGTCATCTCAGCTCCCTCCTCACAATGAGCAGGAAAAGCAGACCGGTCCCCAGGGCGCCCAGTAGTCCCACGGCCAGGATCGGCCAGAACAGGCTCCGCACCAGCATGTCGAAGGTCACCAGCCGGTAGCGCATGCTGGTCACGGCAAAGACACTGCCCCACAGCAGGTCCTGCCAGAAGATGAAGGCCGTCAACAGCACCAGTGCGATCACAGCCGGCCGCCGCGGCCTGAACAGGGAGAAGTAGTAGCAGGCTGTGCCGCTCAAGATGGCGACCAGGCCGAAGACCAGCAAGATCAGTGATTGCCCTGTGTCTACACTCATGGTCTATGCCCATTGCCTCTGCTCCCCAAAGAAAAGGAGCCCTGGGATCCACCCCTGACTCCAAATCGGGGGCAAATCCTCGGGCTCCCTGACGGCTTTCGCTGGGGGAGCTGCGAGGCCTTAGCCTCTTCCTCGCCTTATAGGAGGCCTATGTCGTGTTTACGAGTGCTCCACTACTGCCTGATACGCAGGATGTACTTGCTCTTCTGGCGGGTCACCTCCAGCTCGGCGCTATCGGGCACCTGCTCCAGGAACCCCAGGAGGCGTTCCAGAGAGGGGAAGACCCGTGTCAGCTCCGATCTGACCTGAGAGGGCTCGCTCACGGCCCTCTCGTGAACCTTCAACTTACGTACTTTGTCTATGAACCGCATATCA